GAGTTACTTCTTCTTCACCCTCTACTGGGGTGTCTTCCGTGTCACGAGCCTTGCCCTTGCCGAAAGTTCGCTCGGTGGCGTCTGCATCTGGAATACTTTCCATAGCAGTCGCAAAACCATCTAGTTTGGTTTCTTCCCAAGCTGACAGTTCCTTTTCGCGAGCTTCCTTTGTCTCATCCGTCAAAGCGTTTAAAACAAGCTCTTTCGCAACAATCTTTGAAATAAAAGCTCCTTTGCGTGCCCTTGCTTCCGCAATAGCGCGCTCTTCAGCCTCCTTCTCAAAATTAGCGATTGCCGCAACTGCCTCTGTGTATTTCGAATTCAGCTCTTCATGGACATTTTTTAGTTCCACGAGCTCATTCTTTACTGAGGCGAACTCCCGCTCGACAATAGATTCGGCGTTTGACACTGTTTCTACAACTTTTTCTTCGGTCATATTTATGTCCTCATCTAAGTGTTCACATTCACATGTCTTTCCACCCTCGCAGTCGCAAGGTTCTTTTTCATTTCCTTCATGGCCCTCGCAAGGACCATCAATAGTGCAAGCATCACAAACAGGAGTTGCAATTTCATTATCAATAAAGCTCAACTCGGCGGGCCGTATATTAGTAGCAAATGGCTCTCCCATAACATCAACGTCATTGGACAACCAATCGATACTGACATGCGTAATATCGCCTGTTTTCACTTTATCGAGCACCTCAAGCGCTCTTTCATTTGCATTTTTGTCGATTTTAGCCAGCATTTTTACTGCTGTCTTTCCATCTTCAGTTTCAACCACCTCTGGATTAATGGCTGTGCCAATTAAATCCTCGGGTGTACGCTGGTGCGTATAATATATAGGTAACTCGTTAAAGTTACTTATACTATCCTTTATAATGGACGGTTCTATATAAACCTTTTGGTCATTTCCGTCTTCTTCGTAGGTATGCAGCCCCGAAGTTAGTGCTGTAACAGGAATTTCAACATAATCCTCTGCAATTGAAAGCTCTCCAAAATTCAGTGCAAAGGTTCGTTGTTTCTCTGTTCTGCTGCCCTGTCGAGCGAAATTACGCTCTACTCCGTTCTCGTCAGCCCAAAATGAGCATAGCTTTGAAGCTAATTTTTCAGGGTTGTCATGACCCTTTCTCTTTAGAGCTAAACCAACTTCTTCCTTACATGCTTCGTATTTACTCATTTTCTATCTCCCGTGGCGTTAGCTGCTGGCTTGTTGCCTCTGTTCTCGGTTCTTTTGCTTTCTTCTTTCTTATCTGTGTCCTTACCACCTGAAACGTTGGCGTTCTCGGCTGTGTCCTGAAGTTCAGTTACACCGCCGGGATTCATACCACGTTCCAGTCTTACCTCTTCAGGTGAAAGCACACCCTCAGCGAGATAAACCATATCCGTCTTAGCCTTAATAAAGGAGTCATTGACGTTTATTTGGCGGAACTTAAATTTTGCGTCCCCAAGTTGCGGAAGTAACTGCGAATTAAGCGCAGCTTCCACGGACGCTTGTAAATATCTTACATAAGGCTCGAAAATTGGCCTTGCCTGTTCTGGCTTCTCCCACATGGTTATGGGTACCTTAAGTGCCATATGAATCTTCTTCGTAATATCATCCATATACTTTCCATATTCAAAGGCTCTTTGTGTCCCCTGCATTTCCTTGACTTCAATATCATTACCATGAATAATATCTTCGCCGGGTTCCAAGGAATTAAAAGTGTCCACAATCTCGTTAATTTTATCAGGACCATAAGGCATATCGGGGAGTCCGCAGCTAATATCAAACCTACTAACAGCGTATTTATTGAGAGCAGCTCCCACGTCCCGTTCTGCATAATCTTTGAGGTCAACCAGATAAAGAATTGGATGGATGTCAGAAAGACCATAAGCGTAATCATCAAACGTGTTGTTAAGAAGGTGTATAACTTCGTCCTCTTCAAAGCGAATATCTTCGCTCGGTGCCCCAATTCTTTGATAATAGTGCATAATCTGGCCATTCTCGTCCCTCTGTATATACATATTCTGTGAAGAACGTAAAATCAGATTGTCGCCTGTCCATTCTAGATAACCGGTTCCGAATATTCTCCCATTCCTTAGCCAGCCGTATATAAGCTGGTCTATATTTATGTCAGAGAACATTTTAGTTACAGACTCTTGTAAAGATTCGTCATCAGTTACAATGTCCCAACCATCCTTACTGGCGTACAAACAGGGGAGGTCAATTAGAGTTCGCACTAGTGGGTCACTCAAATATACATCCATATAGGTTTTAGCGTCTCCTATATGCTTTTCAAAATCCATTCCAATTCCGTACTTCTGTTGAAGCCGGAGTCTCCGTATAACGCCTTCGCCATAACTGCGCGGTTCGTCTTTATCATAAGACGGGTTGCTGCCTACCGTGGCGAAAGTACGCCTATTAAAAGGCCAATAATCTTGGAGAGCCATTTCAATCACTTAATATATAGTTCCTTACTATTTAAAGGTTTTGCTTATATCCCGCGCATTGTACGCTTATTAAAAGAATTTTTACGGTTTCTAGTAGTTAAAAGACCAGTTATTCCTCTATTCCCCTTACTAGTCCTAAATTTACTTTTATTTTCTATAGATACCGTAGCAAAGGTACCTTCGGCGGGTAACATAGACAAAGCAGCGTATATAGCCATAACAGAACTATCGCAATAATCATCATGCTTATTATCAGGAGCTGAAATCTTTTCTGTCTTATTAGCTATATCCATTACATATTCCAAATCTATATGCTGTCTAAGCCATCTTTGTATTAATCTAGCCTTATCAGGAGCCAGTTTGTCAGAATTAGGTACCCTAATCTGACGTTGTTGAACATAAGATACATAATCTCTATATACTTGCGTCTTAGTGCCTTTCGGACCACCTGTAAATATAAAACCTATAAAATGTATACTCTTAGGAATACACGCTACTCGGAGGTCCTGTTCAATCGCACCACCAATCCCAGTAGCATCAACAATAAGACGACTAGCATTAAAAGTTGTGGCAACGTCAATGATACGTTCACGTTGATATGGTATATCGTGTCCCCCAGTTTTAGGAGTGATTTCTTCAATATATATAAGCCTTGCGATATTTCCAGTATCAGTTTTCTCGGTCCGCCATACGCTAATAACCGTGCTATTGACAGATTTACCAATGTCAACACCGACAGAAATATTAGTGTTATGTTTTCCCATTTCCCTAGCGGTTTCGGGGGTATCGAGGTCGTATTCCTCCATGCACGCTTTGAGTTTTTCCGGATTAAAGACATTTGAAACACTTTCTACAAATTCGCATTCATATTCAGTCCTCCAGTAAATGGAGTCTTCCCCCCATTCCATCATCTTCGTTAACATATCTTCTTCAGTATAAGCGGCCTCATAAGCTCTACCTTGCACTATAGCATCTTTCCAATTATAATGTAGCCTTTCAAAGCTTTCCGCGTAGGCGTCATCATATATATAGCGCCACATGTGATTTTCTTTGCTCTTTGGGGTGCCTAAATTGACAAATGGAGCCTTGTTAGCAATAATACAAGGCTCTACATTATCAACGAATAAACCATCATCAATTAATGGACTTTCATCTATAATTAAGAACGTTGGGTGCTGTCCACGTATAGCCTGTCCTTGATTGGATGGAGCTAATGGTGCTCTACGAAGCACTGTACCTCCTTTCATAGTTATGCTAGGCTTATTATGGAACCTGTAGTTCTTAACTAAGGAATCCAGAAATGGATTGTCCGCGAAATGTCGATATACGTAGTTAAATATCAACGCGGCCTGGTCCTCAGATGGCGCTAATACGAATATAAGGTCGCGAAAGCGCTTAAAGAACATATAGACAACAACTGCTACCGATAGGGCGTATGACTTTCCACTGCCTCGTGGAGCCAGAATTGCTAATTTTCTGTGCTTTTCCGCATCATTTTCAGGGTAACATAAAGACTTAGAGACTATGTTCTCCTGAAGTGGTCTTAATCTAAGTGGTCTTCGCTTCTGGTCCATTAAGTAGGATTCACAGAAAGCTCGCACTAGCTGTGTCATCTTCTTAGGGTCTTCTCTTACACTCTCGAAAATCGCTTCAAGTTCTCTACTGTCGTGAGCAGCGTCACCCGTCAACGCTGCTTTCAGTTTCTTTCCCTCGTTCCTCACTGGTATCGTCATCTAAGTCCCCGAGGAAGCCCATAAAGGCTTCCGTATTCCTTTCCACTACAGTAGGTATCTCAATATTAAGAGCGCGGAACTCAGTATGAATATCCCTAACAATAGAGTTTCTCTGCCGCAAGAGCTCTGTTCGTGCGTCAACATCCCGAATAGATACAAGAATTTCTTCCCACAGCACGTCTTCAAGCGTAAGAT